TGGGGTGGAGCATGCAAGGAGGACAGAAATGAAAACATTTAACCTGAAGAAGTGTTTAGAACAAATAGAAGATATAATTAAAGTCGATTCAGGAAGTACAAATGATTATATGATTAATTTTGGATTATTTTTAGCATTAAAAGTAATTAAATCGAACATACAAGATAAATCTTTAACGTCGGTAGGTTTCAAAAGAATGAACGGAAATGGTAAAATAATATGAGCATATTTAACCAGGATAAAAAGAAAGTAATAGAGGATGCATATAAAAGAGGTTACGAGAAAGCAGAACAATTCTATCTCAGAAAATTAGAATTGGAAAAGCAAAAGATTGTTGACGATTATGACATAGAAATGGTAAAACTTAAACTTGAAATATCGTCAATTGGCTCGGACGTTCAGTTTTATAAAAACCATTATGAGACCATGAAGAAAACACATCACGAAGTCATGGCACATGAACTGAAGAACAAAGCAATTACAAACAGACTGCTTTATTATGCTAACGAGAAATCAATGATTGAGCCGAACATGCTGCAGCAGTTCGGAGTACTGGCTTCGGATGCGAGTAATAATTTACTGGAAAATAAAAAATGAAATACGGGTTACCTTACCAAGGCAGTAAATCAAAAATAGCAGAATGGATTATAAATATTTTACCTCCAGCAGAAAACTTGTATGATTTATTCGCAGGTGGTGGAGCTATTACTCATTGTGCTTTACTAAGCAAGAAATGGAATAATGTAATTGCTAACGATATTCAGGGAACGATGTCTTTGTTTCAAGACGCAATAAACGGAAAATATAAAAATGAAAAAAGATGGATAAGCCGAGAACAATTTCATGCAGAAAAAGAAAAAGATCATTATATCCGCTGGATATGGAGTTTTGGAAACAATGGTGATTCATATATATTCGGAAAAGAGATTGAGGGCATTAAACGAGAAGCACATGAATATCTTTTTGCTCATGGATATAATTATACATCACAAAAACGAGTTTCTTTAATTAAGGAATTTAAAGAACATGCTCGATTAAGCGGACGATTTGAACTTCAGCAACTTCAGCAACTTCAGCAACTTGAGCGACTTCAGCGACTTGAGCGACTTCAGCGACTTGAGCGACTTCAGCGACTTGAGCGACTTCAGCGACTTCAGCGACTTGAAATATTTTCTAAAGATTATAGAGAAGTCAAGATAAAATCTAACTCGGTTATTTATTGTGATATTCCGTACAATCAAAAAAAAGATAAAAAAGAAAATTATTATAATATAGAATTTTCCACTCAAGATTTTTATAACTGGGTGAAACAACAAAAAGTTCCAGTTTATTTTTCTTCAAGTTTTTGTGAAGATGATACATTTGTAGAAATAGCTAGTAAGAGTAAACAATGTTTAATGAATAATAAAGGATCACATGGTAAAAAGCAAATAGGAGAAAAAGTATACTGGAATAAAATCGGAGATATAGAACAGCCTAAATTGTTTTATTAAATGTATTGGACAGAAGAAAGAATACAAAAAGTAAGAAAAGTATGTAAAAGAGTTGACAATACTATGGACGCTGTAGTAGCTTTAAGAAAGCAAGGCATAATAGTGAATGTTCAGAACTTACAACATTATTTATACTTATGGGACGTAGATCATGACTTCAAACGCGGTGGCGCGAGACAAGGATCAGGCAGATCGAAAAAGTATGATAGATCGGCAGATAGTTACAGATAATCTTCTAATTCGTAAAACCTGTTTCGGATTACTAAAGCCAGTAGAAGATAAAACAGAAGGCCAGGTTAAATGTGTACGTTGTAAAGAATTTGAGTATCCTGAATTTATGATTAAAATAAAACGCAGGAAAGCATATAAAACAGTATATGTTAATATGTGTGTAGAATGTAATAGAATTATAAGTAAGAGAAAATAGTTTATGAGTAATGCAGGAAGGCCACCTAAATTTAATAATCCGGAAGAAATGCAATCAGTAATTAATGCATATTTTGATAAATGCAAACCTGAGTTTGAGAAAGATCAGGAAGGTAAAATATTAACCAATACAAAAGGATTCCCAATAATAAAGCTTAATCCGCCTACAATCACAGGGTTAGCTCTTGCTTTAGGATTTAGTTCACGTGGGACTATTTATGAATATGAAAAGAAAAATGACGAATTTTCGGACACTGTGAAGTTAGCAAGGTTAAAATGCGAAAATTGGGTAGAGGAACAATCGTTTTCAGGAGTAGTTCCACCTGCGGTTGGAATTTTTGCTTTGAAGAATTATGGTTGGCGTGATAACATAGAGATTACAGGTGATGAAAAGAAAGAATTATACCCTACAAAGATAATAATAAATGGAATTAAATCTTCAGATACCGGACAAATTACTCCCGATATTCCAAACAAATAAACGCTATATCGATCTATACGGCGGCAGAGGGTCAGCAAAGTCATGGACTGTAGCTGATTTTTTGCTTATAAAAGGTATGGAATGTCCTGAAAGGATTCTATGCGTTAGAGAAATTCAAAAATCAATTAAAGATTCGGTACATAAATTATTATCAGATCGTATAAAACATTACAAATTAGATTCGATTTATAAAATAAATGATAATTCTATAACAAATAAAAAGGGTACTGAATTTATTTTTGAAGGATTATATAGAAATATAAATAATGTTAAAAGCAAGGAAGGAATAACGAAATGTTGGGTTGAGGAAGCGCAGAATTTAAGCCGGGCATCTTTGCAAGTTCTTATTCCTACTATTTTTAGAACAAATGAATCACAAATAATATTTACTTATAATCCTACAAATAAAGAAGACCCTGTACACACTGATTATACATTATCTGATAGATCTGATATTTTAAAGATTGAATGCAATTATCCTGATAATCCTTTTTTCCCGCAAGGATTAAGGGATGAAATGGAATACGACAGGTCGCATGATATCGATAAGTATTTTCATATATGGATGGGGCAATGCGTTCAGCATTCAGAAGCACAAGTCTTTTACGGGAAATGGGTTGTCGATGACTTTGAGAAATACGAATATAGGAATGATAAATATCAATTATTATTCCCGAATAAAAGATCGTTTTTTTATTTTGGCTCTGACTTTGGATATGGAACAGACCCGGCGACATTAAACAGATGTTTTGTTTATGATGATAATCTATACATTGATTACGAATTTCATGGATTAAAAATAGATATTGACAAATTGCCTGAGTATTATAATACAATTCCTGGAAGCAGAGATTATCCAATTACAGGAGACTCATCAAGACCGGATACAATTAACTACATAAAGCAGAGAGGGTTTCCAAAAATAAAAGGCAGTATAAAAGGGAAAGGAAGCATTGAAGATGGTATTGCATTTATGAAAAGTTTTAAGAAAATTATAATTCATCCGCGTTGTAAACATACCATTGATGAATTCAGATTATTCAGCTATATAGTTGATGTTCATACCGGACAAATATCAAATAAATTTGAAGATAAACATAATCATCATTTAGACGGAATTAGATACGCATTAGAAGATTTAATGCGGCGTACTTTTGGTAAAGTTGGAAGTACTTATTTAGGACACGAGAAAACAGATACGTTTGGCAAAGGCTGGGCGTTTAATAAATAAAGAGGTATTATATGGCAGTTAAAAAAACAGATGAATTATCAGTTCAGCAGGCAATTAAAATTGTAGTAGATGAATTTGATAAAATGGCATACAAAGATCAAGTTGCTTTGATTATTAAACTAAAGAATAAATTAGTCAAGGTGAAATAATATGGCAATTAATCAGAAGCATCCTGAATATGATAAACTTGTAAACGTTATTACACGCATAAGAGACGCTATTGCAGGGCGTGACGCTGTAATTGGTAAATCAGTTGCTTATCTACCACAGCTTGAAGGCCAGCTTGCAGAAGATTATAATGCGTATTTAACACGCTCCGTATGGACAAACTACAGTGCCAGAATAAGAAATATAATGGTATCTCAGATATTCAAACAAGACCCTGAAATTCAGGGTATACAGCAGGATATCAAAGATAATTTTGACCTTGCCGGCACATCATTAAATTACTGGGCTAAACAGATATGTAATGAAATTATAACAGCTTATAGAGTAGGCGTTTTTATTGACTATTCGGATGATCAGCAAAGACCTTATGGAATGATGTTTAAGGCAGAGGACATAATAAACTGGAGAACCAGGGTAATAAATGGAACTGAGCAATTAACTCTTGTGGTATTGGAAAAAGAAATAGATGTTCCTGATAAGAAAGAAAAATATAAATGCAATAAAATTAAGATTTGGCGTGAATTATATCTTGATGGGCTGGATGATCAAACAGACGATACAGGAATGCTGCTTGATGAAAATATAAGCATAACCCCTGTGTATAAGGTTCGGGATTGGCAAAAGAAAGACCAGAGCAAAATTGCCGCATCTTTACAAGGTGATAAATATGAGATTATAAAAGAATTCGTTCCAATGATGAACGATTCAACACTTGATTATATACCGTTCTATTTTTTCACTCCAGATGGTATATCAACGAAGCTTGGCAAGCCTCCAATTCTTGATATAGTAGACCAGAATTATTCAATATACAGAACAGCCGCAGACCTTGAGAATGCGTCATATTATTATGGTAATCCGACATTAATAACTAAGAACTTCGGGCAGGATGGCAAGAAGAAATTTCCGTTGGGCGGGTGGGCAGACTTCGGCGCGGATGGAGATGCTAAATTTCTTGAGTTGTCTCCCTCTCAATTTCTTGTTGAGTTGCTTGAAAAGAAGATTGAACAAATCAGTATGTTATCATCTTCGATGTTGCATGGAAGCGGTCGTTATGTTGCAAGCGAAGCCACATCAACAACCATGACGCTTGGAGAGAATGCTGTCATTAAAGACCTGTCAAATGCAATGGATACTTGCGTTACTGCCATAATGTTTGTCATTGCAGATTGGGGCGGTGATGAAACAGAAGCAAATGAAGAGGGTGAAATACCTGAAGTAGTAGTAGAATTCCCGACAAACATAGAAGAAGATGCTCCCATTGATGCGAACCTGGGTAATTTCTTAATTGCAGCATATCAGCAGAACATTATTTCATACGATACATTATTTTATAATTTACAGGGATTTAATTTATTTAAAGCTGATTTAACAGCAGAAGAAGAAATGGAATTGATAAATAAATCTATTGACAGTCAGATTGAGTTAAGAAATAAAAAAATATATAGTGATCCTGTAAAACTGGCAATGATGAAAGGCATTAAGAATCCGCAGCCGGAAAAAGGAAAAGGAAATTTACAAAAAGATAAGTCCCAAGTAAGACAAGATCAAGATGCAATGCCTAATATGCAAGAAGCAGCAGAGGGAGACAAATTTAAAGGATAATGTCAGAGAAAATAGTAAAGACACAAAAGCGGTTAGTCAATAAAGCAATGAAAGAGCAGACTGTTGCAATACTTGGTAGTTATACAAAACAGCTTTTATTATTGCCATTAAGAAAGCGAATAAAATTTGCGTTTAAATTGGTATTTAAAAAATGAATATTTATTATAATCAGGAATACATAGATAAGCTGAAAGAGCAGATAGAGGAAGCTATAAAGACTTATGCTGATGCTGAATTTAAAGTATCTCTGGGAAAAGTCGGAGAACTCGAATTATTTTTAGTAAACGAGTCTTTTATTGATAAGCATATAGAACAGGAGTTCTGTGAAGGTGGCAATAATGGACGTTGGAAATTTGTTCCTGAAGGCGAGATATGGCTTGATATTAGCCAGGCACATGATTATAAATATATAGGATTCCATGAAGCTATTGAATATTATTTAATGACTAAATTTAATCTTGAATATGAAGAAGCTCATAAATTAGCATCGGAAGAAGAGCATAAATATAGACAGGAATAATGGATATAAACAAATTCATTTTTTCAAATGATACTGATTTTTTAGTTGATAGCATGTTAGCCAGTTATCATGACGCAGAAAAACAGATTAATGCACAATTGGAAAAGATATATGCTCGTATACTTTCCGGAGTTAAACCTGAGGATATGTATAATGTTATGCTGCAAAAAGGCAGACTGGAAAGCATGCTGACAGAAATACAGGGCATTTACAAAGATATTAATACGAATTCCAGTATATACGAAATATCTGAATATAATCTTTATAATACATATTATAAAACACAGTTTGCATTATCTAATATCCCGGGAATGGAAGTATCTTTTACCCGGATAGATACTGATTTAATGAAACTGATAACACGAGGCACTCAGGATTCATGGAATACAATCGCGGATAAAATAAGTAAAGAATATGCGTTAATATATCAGCCTCAATATGGATCATTAAGTGAATTACTTAAAAATAAAGAAAGAGAATTGCTTGCAGAGATACAACAGAAAATAACATCGGGTTTTATAAACGGTTATTCAATAGACAAGATGTCAAGCATGATACAAGATATAATGGATAATGCCAGATATCAAGCAGAGAGAATCGCCAGAACAGAGGCTACAAGATGTGCAAACTCTGGATTTTTGGCAGCAAGCCAGGATGCGTCAGACCAATTAGGAGAAGATGTTAAGATACAGAAGCAATGGCTGGCTGCGGATGTTGATGTAAAACATCATGAACATGTTGCCGATCTGGATGGTATGATAGTTGACCTTGATGAACCATTCAAGATGAAGAATGGATTAGAAGCTATGTATCCCGGAGACTTTGATGAAGTCGGTGAAAATATAAATTGTCTTTGTACGATTATAAATATAATAAACGGCAAGGAACCAGAGTTGAAAGCAGCGCGCGACCCTGAAACAGGAGAGCAAGGATTTAATACTCCTGAAGGATTTAAATCTTATGATGATTTTTTAAATGACAATGACATTGAAATATAGAATACAGAGAATTTTAATTAAACCAAAGGTAATAATTAAAATTGCACTTGACATTGCAGGTATTATAATTTTTATTATAATGAGATGGGAAGAAGTTAAAAATTTAACAGAAGGAGAATTAATGTGGATTCTGGGAAACCGCAAGAAGAAGATGTAACAGTTTCGATTGATGATATTGAATCGTTAATTGATAAAAAAATTGAGGCTAAATTTAAAGTAATAGAAGCCGAAAAGAACGCAAAAGAATTTGAGGTAAAACATCAAGCTGAATACGAGAAAGCAGTAATTGATATGGGCTGGCAACCGTTTTTAATATTAAATGAAAGACGAGTTCCTGCAAAACCCTGGAGACTGCAACCCGGCAAACATGAAGATATGTGGAAGCATTTAAAGAGTGTTGAGGGGGTTAAATAATGAAATCATTTGTGGAACTTGATGAATTTTTAAAAGACGAAAAGAACAAAGAAGCCTTTGGAGGCGTAATAAAGAATCTAGGTTATTACACAAAAGAAGACATAGAGAACGAAACAACCGGATTAAAGAATACAAATTATAATTTAAAAGGTGAAAAACTTAAACTTCAGAAAGAGTATGAAGAAATAAAAACAAAGATTGACGAAATTGACTTTGATGAAATAAAGAGATTGAAAGAGGGTAAAAAGCCGGATAAAGGCTCTGAGGAAATGGAAACCCTTAAAAAGCAACTCAAAACTTTTGAGACTAAATTGAAACAGAAAGAAGATGAAGAAACATCATTGCGCAGTGAAAATGAAAAGATGCTTAAAGACGTTAGTTTGAACGAAGCAATAACAGCTAAATATGGTGAAAAGCAGGATTTATATTATGAACCTGCATTTAAAAAAATATTGATTGATGCTTATTCACATAAGGCAAAGATCATTGAGAAAGACGGAAAAAAAGTTGTACATATAGACGATGAAAGTCTGGGACTATTGCCGTCAAAGGAATTTTTCTCCAAACTAATTACAACGGACGAAGGCAAGAAATTTGCTTACGTTCCAAAAAATACAGGTGCTAACGGTAGACAATTCAATGGATCAAGTTCTGGTAAAAAGGCAATAAGCCAGACAGAATTTGACTCAATGAGTACGCCGGATCAGATAGCGTATTCAAAAGAAATGAAAACCGGAAACGCATCTATCTTACCGTAATTCTGGGAATTACAATATCAAAAGATAAGTCTGAGACGAATCTTTAAACCAACTCGCAGATTGCGGGTTTATTCTAATGTGAGGTTTAAAGAACATGGCTTCTACACCTAATGTTTTAACCGGATTAATTCCAATTATTTACACATCTCTTGATATAGTCGCAAGGGAACTCGTTGGCATGATCAACGCAGTCAATATCAATGCATCACTTGAAAGAGTGGCAAAAGATGAGACTATAACAGTACCTATTACACCTACAGCAGCAACTCCAGGTGATATAGCTCCTAATGTCTACCCGCCTGATGATGGTAATCAGACAATAGGGTATATGAGTTTTACAATCGACAAATCAAAATATTCGCCGATTATGTGGAACGGAGAACAGCAGCAGGCAATAATGAATCAGAATGACTGGGCTGCGAATGGCAAGCTTGCGGATATAGTACAGAAACAGATTGTTCAGTCAATGAGAGCATTATGTAATATGATCGAAACTGACCTTTGCACATCTGCAAAATATATGTCCCGCGCAGTAGGAACAGCAGCAACAACCCCTTTCAGCTCAAGCACTGCTATAATGGCATCTTGTCGTAGGGTTATGAATGAGAATGGCGCGCCACAAAGCCCGGCTCCTGGCGATTATTCACTCATTATAAACTCAGCAGCAGCCGAACAAATGAGATCATTGGGTATTTTAATTCAGAATTATGCGGCTGGCACGACTGAAACACTCAGAAACGGTACTTTACTGCCCTTAACCGGATTCGATATTAAAGAATCAGCGCAGGTTATAGCTCATACAAAAGGCGGTGGTACTTCTTACGTTATTGATAAAACAGGCAGCTCTTTTGCAGTAGGATCGACAACCATAACTCTCAAATCAGGTTCAGGAACGATTCTGGCTGGTGACGTAGTAACATTCGCAGGCGATACTAACAAATATTTAGTAACAACCGGAAATACAACTAACGGCGATATTATAATTGCAAAACCGGGACTTAAGATTGCGGCTGCTGACGGCGTGGCAATGACTATTGGCGATTCAGCAAATGCAATGAATCCTTTCTTTCATAGGGATGCAATTCAGCTTGTTGCAAGAGCTCCGATCATGCCAGTTGAAGGCGACCAGGCGGCTTTTGTTCGCGAAGTTCAAGACCCTGTTTCCGGTCTTCCTTTCCAGTTTGCTTTATATAAACTGTATCGCGAAATCAAGTTTGAAGTTGGTATGGCTTGGAATTCAGTAGGAGTAACTAAGCCAGAATTCACGGGAGTTCTCCTCGGTTAGGAGAAAGGAGAATAAAGCATGAATAACAAACAAGTCGGAATATTAAATAATTTTAATCCTTCTGCTCAGGAAGCAGGACTTGGAAGTCTTATAAATAATCTGAATACTGAAAAGACAAGATTCTTTGTGGACGGCACAAACGGAAGCGATTCAAACGACGGGTCAAGTTGGGATGTAGCATTTGCAACTATTCAAGCAGCTGTGACTGCAGCAAGCGCAGGAGCTACAATATATGTAGCTCCTAAGAAAATGGCAGCTGGCGCGGTTGATCCGGTAGATTATGCGGAGACAATAATAATACCTGCTACAAAGCCTAATCTATCAATAATAGGTTATGTCAGTAACAGGACTCAAGGCGGATTACCGCAGATTAAAAAAGGTTCAGGAGCAGTAGCTTTATTAACAGTAAGAGCTCCAGGATGTTTAATTGCAAATTTAGGATTTAACGGTGGCAGTGCTACGGGTGGCGGAATACTTCTTGATGATGACGGTTCCACTAAATCAGCTTTCGGGACAACCATAATAGGATGTCATTTCAAGAATTGCAAAGGAGCAACGGCAACAGACGCAAGAACAGGCGGGGCAATACAGTGGGCGGCTGCTGGAAATGCATGGCAAGTCAGAATCGTTGGAAATATGTTTTATAAGAATGTAGGCGATATCGTACTTCTGGGGACAAGCGGCTCAGTTCCACAGGACGTGGTTATTGAGAATAATATATTCTCTGGCCCGGCTGCGAATGTTGACTGTAATTTATATCTTGCTGGCGGTTCTGGAATGAACGGAGTTTATGTTATAAATAATATATTTCCCGCTCTCCCGGCCGTTGGTTCAGGTTCGGTAGTAAGATTTATAGACGCTACTGGTTGCATAGGCATATTGGCGGATAATTATTTCGGAGATACTACTACGGCTACTGGTTACGGTGCAGCAAAGACGAAAGCAAAAATACCCACAACGGTATTTTTGCCAAGAAACTATAACGAAAGCGGATTGATTACAAGAGAAGCATAAATATGTCAGGCGTTATCGAAACAAAACAGAAAATTACATCTTCGGGATCGATAGGATATACTCCTGAAGACGTTGCTAACAAAGTTACTGCGTTTCAAGTAACGCCTGATAATACTCATTATCCTTCTGAGAAATTAGTTAAAGATTATGTTGATCCGCTTATTACCAGGAATACTATTCGTAATTCTGCTGGATGGGTATCTGGCGGAAGGATATCTACAACAATTGATAATCTATTATTAAATGTAGCGGCAGGGGTTGGCATAGCATTTGACGGTGTAGATTTTGCAGAAGTTATTTGGGATAATTTTTCAAACATTCCTTATGTAGCAATGACTTATAATTTCGTTGCTATAAAATACGATGGAACTTTGTCTGTGACGGCTTCAGAGATAATATCAAATCAATATATAAGATTAGGAAAGTTTTGGTGGGATCCGGTTGCCGGAATTATTACTGTTGTCTGGAATACTCCACTTATAGTAGGAAATTATCAATATGTAATGGATAATTATATTGGCACTTCAGTTGGTGCAACTGTTGTTGGATTAACCGTATCCGAAAAAGCATCTCCTGATTATCGTCAATTGATTTTTTCCGAAGGAGTCATGACAGTTCGATTATCTCCTTTTCCTTTTAATGAATCTTCAAGATTTGTTAAGATACTTCAATGCATTGATTTCTATGTTGCAAGAGATGTCATTAATGACAATAATACAGTTGATACAACATTGTGGGCAGATAAAACAAAGACGGCTGCAACTGCATTAACAGAAATGACTACGGGTTACTGGGCAAAAGCATTGATCGTAATTAATACTCAGGGACTGTATTATTATGTTTATCCTGAAGCAGAATTTGCAACAGAAGATGAAGCTAAATCAGCAGCGTTGCCTTTGGTTACTGCATTGCTTGCTGATGATAATGCTTGCGTATGTATGATAGTTTTTAAGAAAGGTGATATATCAATAGCTAATAGAATATACGATATAAGGCCTAATTTTCAAAGAGTATTCGGAACTGAACTATTTGCAGCAGGTGGAGCATCGGTTTCTCATAATGCAACACTTGGAAGAGATGCTACAAATTGTCATCCCGCTGCATCGATAACAACAGATTCAACGCATGAATATGTCACAGATGCAGAAAAGACTATATGGAATGCTAAATTGAGCGCAGGTGCTATTTCGGTATCATTTAGCCCATCGGCTCCAACGAACATATCGTCTGGAACAAAAATGTTTGGGTTGGGAAGTACTTTGACGTTTACTCCAGCAAAAAACGGAAAAGTCTTATTCTTCATGAATTTCAATCCATCAGGTACGGGTACTGCCTCAGGGATGAGTTCATATCGACCTGCTTATGGAACGGGAGCCGCTCCGATAAATGGAGCAGCAGCGACGGGAACAGTATTTGATATAGCTGTAAGTGGTAGCAATTATTCCGCATCGGTATCTACTCCCAGTGTAACTCATACGTTTTGCTGGATTATTTCTGGGCTGACGCCAGGTACTCCTTATTGGTTTGATGTTCAGGGAACAAAGCCGAGTGGGGCAACAGGTGTTGGGATGAGCAGTATTAAATGCTCGCTAATGGAATTATTATATTAAATTAAGAGGTTAATTTTATGGCAGCAGATCAGACAAATATTGTGATAGATGCTTGTATGCAGATATCCACTCAGGCAACAATAATCCTGGACGCATTAACGAAGCTTGAAAAAATAAGGGATGAAGTTGCAGCTTTAGGAATTGATATTGCGAGTTACTCAACGGCAATTGAAGCAAATGATTCTATTAAGCATTGCGGTGCTTCTACATTCAAGAATCTTATAAATTCTTTCCCGACAAGTTTAGTAGCAGCCATCAAGGGGTTATATGATGGGTCTCCTACACAACAATGCTGGGGTGCTTTACAAATAGCAAGAAGAGTATCATAAACCGTAAGGTAATTATGCAAAAATACATAACAGCAGAATACATAAATAATAGCGGAGCAAAAGCAACAGGATTAACTCCGACGATAACAATTCAAAGCGTGACTGATAATTCAGTTATTGTTAATGCTGCTGCTATGACAGAGATCGGAAATGGATTTTATAAATATTTATTTGCAAATTATGATTCCGATATTCCGTATGTTATTATTTGCGACGGCGGTGTAACTTTAACAAATCGTTATTGTATGGGAAGTAACAGCGATGAAGCGGCATGGGATTTCAGCGTTTCCAATCATGAAATTTCAGGGTCTTTTGGGAGTTTAATTCAGGATTCTTTTAAGGGCATAGGTTTATAATGGGAAATCGATCTTATACAACTACAAACGAAACGACATCATTAGAATTTTTATTGATGCAGAATCAACAGGCATTTGACGCGTCTTCAATAACGAATGTTGTTATATATCCATCTTATTCAGATGCCGTAAATGGAACGAACGCAATTGAGACAATAACATCAATAACTCATGTAAGTACTGGATTATATTCTTATACAGCTGCATTGATAGCTACAGCAGGAACGTATTATGATAAGATTACTTTGGTTCCAGTAGCGGGTGGTTTATCACAAAATTTCATAAATTCGTTTATAATTACTCAATATACTGGATCGGGAACTGGAGCGGTTACTTTTAAAGTAGAAGATGGGACAGCTTATACAGATTCTACGAGTTATGCAAGCGTAGTACAATATCAAACATATTGTGGAAAATTCGGTTATGATTATTCAACTGATACAACGGATAATATTGAAGTCTATTTAAATCAAGCAACTTCCTATCTTGATAAATGGTATAAATTTTTAGGATTTAAAAGGCTCGTATGGACTCAGGCTCTTGAATGGCCTCGTATTCTTTCACATACACTTGGCAGACCTTATGAATTCATGGCTTTCAGGTATCTTCAATCAAATGAAATACCGAAAGAATTAATTGAGGCAACATGCTATTTAGCTTATACATTCAAGACTGAAGGACAGCTTCATTATATTGATAAAGGCGAAACAGCAATGACTATCGGGCCGGTAAGCGTTACATATAACCGGAGAAAGAATTATGTCAGATATCCTGAAGTCGATGCTTTATTGGAATATTTAACAACATCCGGCGGTATTTCAAAGAGGGTAAGATGATTTTTTCATCAACAGACAAAAAGCATTATACTGTAATACTTCAAAGAATAACTACCGTTACAAACGGAGTTATTTCTCCAATAACCTGGACGCCTTCAAAATTGGTTGATTGCATCTTTTACTATACAAGCCAGGATCATTTTATAATGGATCAAACGTTTAGAAGCAATGTCAAGGCAACATTACTGGCATCTGCTAAAGACTTAAAGGAACAAGATATCCCGCCGGAAGGCAGGGTGACAATATACAAGAAAAAAAACTATATAAGCGGAACAGCAAATGGAGCGCAGAGCGCAGGAGTTACAACATTAAATTGCGTTTTTTCAGATTCGTTATTTCCTATAAAAAAAGGAGATACATTATTTATAGGTGCGAATTATTATTGTATAATCAGCACGATAAAAAATATGGCAGGTAATACAACAAGTTTTTCGTTTGCTCCGGCTTTAAAAGCGAATGTGCTTGACAAGGCGATTCTTAATATTTATCCTTCTGTAGGTATTTTTATGGCAGTATTCGCGGATGATATAGAAGCACTTGGCGAAGTAACGCAAATAAATCTTAGCCGCACGGATATTTAAAATGTCAGAAATCAGAGTGACCCACAATAAATTTGATGCTGATAAAGTACAAGGTAAAAGTACATTACAGATTGCGATGGAAATTACATCACAAGTAAAGAGTTTATTGACTACTCATGTCCGAACAGGACGGTTGAGAAATTCCTATATGTGGAAAGTTGATGATTCCGGAGAAAAAAAGAAAGGTGATTTTAATAACATGGGTGGCACTATACAAGAATCTGAATTGTCAGTTGAAGCAGAACTTAATAATGGCGTTGTGGGTTCAAATTGTGAATATGCGGTTTATGCTGAAATGGGAACACGATATATGTCTCCGATCCCGGCTTTAAGACCTGCGGCAGCTTTAATCACAACAAATCAGTCATGGGAACAGATCGCAAAAAAGATTGCCAAAGAAGTCGAATTAGGGAAATTATTTGAAGGCAGGGAATTTACTAATTTTTTTGAGGTAAAAAGTTGATTTCATTTGCGAATAAACACATATATGACTCCTTAAATGTATCAACAATTACATCGTTGCTTGATACTTATTTAGGCGTTCCCTGTTTATATTTTGATATGATGCTTAATTCTGCAATATCAACAGAATTAAAAACTATAAATTATTATATGTATGTTCCGGTTAATTTAGCACAGGAATACGAGAAATACAGCTATTCAATAAACTGCCGAGCTAAAACGTGGGGTGAAGCCGTTGCGATAGCAGATGCAGTTGTAAATTCAATTAACAGAGTAAGTTATAACAGTAATTATTTTTTAACTTGTAAAAGTCTTCCGTGTCAGGCTCCACGGGACGAGAGGGACAATTATCTTGTTCCGCTTGAAGTGACTATAAAACTTAAAAATGAGAGTTAATTTTAACATGATTAAAGTTTGTCCATTATGTAAATTTGATTTAACAAAGCAAGAAGAAAGGTTAAAAGCGTTTTCGTATGAAAACACTCAACCCCTTTGGAAGATTGATAATCGGAAAAAGGCAAAGAAATTATATAATATTTAGGAGGCATTATTATGCCACAACAGAGTAGCGTAAGCGGTTACATCTACTTTCCAGACGGAGCGGCCATATCAGCAGATTTCGGAGCTGGTTATTCCGATCTTGGCGTAGTCAAGGGAGGGTTCAAGGCTTCGTTAGCTTGGAAAGAAAATAGGGTTCATTTTGGCGGTGGTGGATATTCAAGCGTTCAGGTTAAAGACATGACAGTCGCAGCGTCAATGGTTCTTTATAATCTTAATCTGGAAAATATAGCCAGAATGTCAGGTGGAAGTGTAGTTGCAACAGCAACAGCAGGATCGCCAGTATCGACTATAGTTAATCAGGTTATCCCTGCTAACTGGAGTGATCAAACGAAGTATAATTTGGTTATGGTGAAATCAATTTCAGATTCTACTAAATTGAAAACTCCAATAGCTCCAGTTATAACATCAGTTACGTTATATGACGGTTCATCTCCCGAAGCGTTATCAGCTTGGG